ATGAATCGTCTTGAAAGAATGTACTATCCTCTTAGTGAAGCATCAAAAGAACTTGGGTACACAGTGAAAGAGATTTTACATTTAGGTGCTACAGAACGGATAGAAATATGTGCATTTATTCCTAGGGTTAAAATGGAACCTTTTGAAATTGTAGTTTGCGAAAATCAAGACGGTGTATTCGGTGAAATCAGGAATGATAATTTATTATATGATAAATATTATACTGTTAGTGATATGACTATTTTTGACGATTCAGAGGGAGACGAACCTTATCGTTGCAAGGCTGAGGTCTTGAGTGGTTTTTTTGCTCTATATTCAGAGGATATCATTAGATTTGAACTATCTAGAGAAAATGAATCAAAATCTATTGAATTGAACCAGGTGAGTTCACCTTTCACATCCTCTTATGATTTCAATGTTCTTTTTGCTAATGGCGTCAAAGTGGATATAGAAGGGCTTGTCATTATGGCTGATGTCCTTAAAGACTTCGATATGGCAAAAAAACCAAAACTGCCGGGTTCAGATGACATAAATAAAAAGAAACGCAATTCTAATAAGCAATCTCAGCTAATAAAGGCATTAATTAGAATTCATTATGGTGAAGCCGATTCTAATAATCCCAGAGCTTTATTAGAAGATGGGGGGGAGATTTTGAATGATATGGCAAAGCTCAATATACGCCCTCCCGTTACAGGTAAAACGCTTAAGTCTTGGCTGGATGATGTTGATATCGATTACTTGGAAATTTCCCGCTAATCGATGGAAAGTTCCTAAATAAGCCCCCTTATCTCATTACGCTCCTTACGAACAGAAATGAACAGTGAGGAGCGATAATGAACAGCCAAACATTGCAAGGTCAATCCGATCGTATTATCCGTGAAGTTGAATGCCGACAGTTGACCGGCATTTGCCGTACTACCCGTTACATGATGGAAAAAGAAGGGGAATTCCCTGCACGACGCAAGTTAGGTGGCCGCGCTGTGGGCTGGCTTTTGTCTGAGGTTTCTGATTGGCAGAGGAGCCGCAGCAAAGCTGCGTAAGGGGTGGATATGTCAGATAAAACAAAGGCAGCTTTGCAGAGCTGCCAATGTCACTACCAAATGTTTAAGCAAGGACAGAATACCAGGGTTAGCGCTGGTGGTCAAAGCCTGAGCAGAATGCATATATGCACTCAGGGCATCATATCGGTGAGTTTTTCCAAAGCACTAAAAAGTGCTTCGGAACAAAATCAGAGAGTTAAAAAAAATATCACATCAAAAGAACAACGTCCGTTATTTGATGCGATTTTTCTTAATAACTTCAATGCCTTTCATCAGCCTTTCCTGAATTATAAAATCTGTGCGATTTATGGAAAAAGGCCCAATACGTTCATCACTATTTTCGGAAAGGTAAACACAAAAGGAAATCGGATCACCCTCATTAGTATTTCCATCGTCTACCACTTCAAGTGGAAGGAAATAATTTTTAATAATTTCAATTGCTTGATTGCGGGTAATCTTAGCCATTGTAATTTTTACTCCGTTGTAGATTTTTTTGACAGCTTGCGCTGGCGGCGTTTGATCTCGCCTTTGATTGAGGCAACAACAAAACCGGCTGTACTTTCACCTTCTTCTTTCACTTTCTCAAGTTCACCAATCAATTCTAATGGCACCCTTGAGACGATTTGTTGTGATTTGTTATTTCTTGAACCTGTTGCCATGTCTGCGTTTCCTTTTGATTGGTGGCATTCAGTATATGCAAAAAAAAATCACAATCAAGGCTTGAAAGTGGCATTCACTTTGTTCTATGGTAAGTGCATGCCACCTGTTAAGGTGAGGCATAAATGGCAACGCCCCGGAGTGCTTGGAACCACTACCGAGGCGTCTAACCACAATGTTATCGGAGCTAACACTATGGCTTGTATACAGCATACCCAAACTCGCCCCAAATATCAGTATCGTTTTCTGGCCCTCAACCGCCATGACAAAAAGGCTAAACCCTGCCGCCTGTCCGTTGAGGCTGCAACCGAACGCGAAGCCCGTAGCATTCTGGCACCCCACTTCATTCTGTCTCTGGCCGCACGTCTGCCTGTTCAGGAGGTGCGCCATGTGTGAACTCACTATCCTGCAAGCTGCTGAAAAAGCCTATCAGGCAGAAATTATTCTCGCCCTGATTTGCGAAAAGTCGGTTGTTCACATGGAAAGTAGCGAAGTTGATGCGCTGCTCGTGATGGTTAAAAAGCTGATCGGCGATGTAGGTGGTTTTCTGGGTGAAGAAGAATCACGTGCAGAAGTTAGCGGGGTGAATCATGCCTAAATCAATAAAAATGCCTGTTGCTCATTTATCGCTACCAGTCCCTGAGAACTTCACAGGGAAAGTACTTGTGAATGTCGAAAAAGGCATTGCTATTAATGGATTCCCATTAAGACCAGATGAATTCGTTGGCTCAGTTGATAGTTTTATTGAATGTTGCCGCCTGATTGGGTTTCAGGTAACACCACGCCAGTAATTAAGGATTAGAAATATGAACATTATTAATTCCGGCTTAATTGCTGGCGCTCATACTCACCCTAAATTTACCTGGTTGTTTCTGGCTACTTATGCCGATCCGCAAGCGCTCCCTGTCGTTCTGCGCACTCAGGCCAATACCGAATATGAAGCCCGTTCACAGTTGGCTGGTGATTTTTCTCTGACATTCGCGGCCAAAATTCGTACTGATTGCCCTCTCACTTGCCATTGGATGGATCGGGATAGTTCTGTTTTGTGGTCTGTAATGGGCTGCAGTGTTGAAGCCTCGCCCCAGCAAGGGAGTAAGTAGTAATGATCAGCAATGTCAAATTTAACGAGCTGGAAAAGCGCGTTGATCTGCTGGTGGAAAAGGTGTTGACCCTTGAGCTGCAGATCAAATCACTCACCGATAGCCAGGGGGGAGAAATCCCTCCGGGTATGGCTCCCTTGTCTACTCTGGCCGCTGAGTTCGGTATCTCAACCAAAAAGGCTGAAGAACTGGCGAAGAACATCGGCGTGATGATGGTGAAGCTAAAAGGAGGTGGCTTTGTTGCACCTGAAGAGAAATTCAGGGAAGCGGCACGGCTGGTACTGCGTAGCGCTAAACGTAAATACGGATCGGCGTACTGGTATCACCCGTTGTTAGGCAAATTCCAGATGAGTGGAGGGATCCCGAAATGAAAAGCGCTCCGAACCTGAAACACCTGCCAAAGGAAAAGTTCACAGAGGCGGTTATTTTTGCCGGTGCTGATGCATACGCCCATGCGAAGGGATGGGAGGAAGGGCTGGGTAAAAAGATTGCCGAGGATACAACGCCACCTATCTATCTGGGGCCAAAACAGCTGGCAGAACTGGATAACCTTCAAATTATCGATAAAGGTCGCCGAAGCGCCCGTGTGTATCTGGCCGGGAATATTGAGCCGATACTGATTAACGTCATTGGTGAGAAACTGGCGCGGGCGGGAGTTCAGGATGCCAAATTGTATAAGGGCATTCCAGATCGCCAGCCAGAGGACTGGCATGATTATCTGGAGAGGATCCGGACGGATAATGTTGTTATCGGCCTCCCGGTCACGAAACGCGAACCTTCCAATAGCGGCGTGGCGGCGGCATTGAACCAGATGGGGGCCAGCCAGCGCGGTGAGGTGCTGCTGGCGCATTACGATGGTGAGTTAGCTATTCACGCTGACTCTGACACGGTTCACCACTATAACGGAGTGATCTGGAATCCAGTCCCGGATAAAGAACTGCAGCGAGAAATGGCTCAAATCTACATCGATGCTGAGGTGGCTTATTCGCAGAACGCCATCAAATCGGCGGTGGAAACCATGAAGCTGAGTCTCCCGGTCATGGGGGTTACAGCCCGTAATCTTATCGGCTTCAGCAATGGGGTATTTGATACCCGTACAGGGCAATTCAGGGGGCACGATAAGAACGACTGGCTTCTGATCGCCAGTGAACTTCCATTCAGCCCGCCCGCAGACGGTGAGACTCTGGCCAGCCATGCCCCTAACTTCTGGAAATGGCTCCGCCGCTCCGTGGCCAACAATGACCGAAAGACAGATCGTGTACTGGCTGCTCTGTTTATGGTGCTGGCGAACCGTTACGACTGGCAGCTTTTTCTTGAGGTAACGGGGCCGGGTGGTAGTGGTAAAAGCGTTATGGCGGAAATCTGCACGATGCTGGCGGGAAAGGCCAATACTGTATCAGCTAGTATGAAAGCGCTGGAGGATGCGAGAGATAGAGCGCTGGTGGTTGGTTACTCGCTGATCATCATGCCGGATATGACCCGCTACGCTGGTGATGGTGCCGGGATTAAGGCCATTACAGGTGGCGATAAGGTGTCGGTAGACCCTAAACACAAGGCACCATACTCGACGCGGATACAGGCAGTAGTGCTGGCCGTCAATAACAACGCCATGACATTCAGTGACCGAAGCGGGGGGATATCCCGTCGCCGGGTGATTTTCAACTTTTCCGAGGTTGTACCGGAAGACGAGCGAGATACGATGCTGGCCGAGAAGATAGAGGGAGAGCTTGCTGTAATCATTCGTCACCTGCTAACTCGCTTTGCCAGCCAGGACGAAGCAAAACGGCTACTGCACGAGCAGCAGAAATCCGAAGAGGCACTGGCTATCAAACGTGAGGGGGATTCGCTGGTGGACTTCTGCGGATACCTGCTGGCGTCGGTGGCATGTGATGGGATGTTTATCGGTAATGCCGAGATAGTCCCCTTTAGCCCGCGCAAATATCTGTATCACGCCTACATGGCATACATGCGGGCCAATGGACTGAATAAGCCAGTGTCGCTAATGAGGTTCGGAACGGATATGCCTGGTGCAATGGCTGAGTATGGCAAGAGGTATGAAAAACGGAAAACCAAGCACGGTATCAGGTCAAACGTTACCCTGCATGACGATTCAGAAGACTGGATGCCATCATGCAACAGCAACTCAGAAAACGGTGAGGTAGAGTAAAGTTATAGAATAAGTGTTCACCAGTATTCACCCTGTTAAAAATTTCATTTATAACAGTTGGTTAAGGGGTGAGCACTTATTTGTTAAGTATTCACCAAGTATTCACCTGTTCACCTTTTGATTGGTTTTTGCTCTAAAGGGTGAAGGGTAGGGTGAACACTTGTGAACACCTGAAAGAATAGTATTCACCCTGTAACCATATGAATTTATATCGGAAATCACAAAAGGTGAACAGGTGAACACTTAAACGTATATTTTTTAATTTTTAATAGGAGGCTATATGCCAATCACCATTCAGGAAATCAAAGAACACCATGATCAGTTCGGGCTTCACGACATGAGCGCAATGCCTACTGCTGAGTATCGGCAGGCCCTCAAAGATGGCGCTCTATTCTGGATTGACCATCATGATTTTGTTCGCAGCACGCTCTCAGAAGAGATATTTGCCACTAATCGTGAGCAACTGGATGCCATGATTGAGCACTTACAGGAATATAGAAGCCAGATGCCAACACCGCCTGGATGGATGAGCGAGAAATAAAAAAAGATTTGTAAATTAATTGTTCGTCAATATTCATTATCGTTCGTCATTTAAGGGGGGTATTTACTTCCGTTTTTTCGTATATACCTTGAAGAGTGGCACTCAGACGTGAGCCGCCACTGGCCGTTTAATCAAGCTGCGAGAAGTAGCCTGCGAGATGCAGAAAAAGGTTAAACGGCCTCACCCCTCTCCGCGCTGGTTTCACGTCTTAACGTTAATTGTTACGGAAACCACTCATGAAAAAATTACTCGAATTACGCCAGCAGAAAGCCGCACTCAAAACCCAGATGCGTTCCATGCTGGATAAAGCCGACACCGAAAAGCGCAGCCTGAACGATGAAGAGGGCAAGCAGTTCGACGAACTCCGCGCTCAGGCTGATGCGCTTGAAGTTGAAATTACCCGCCTTGAGGCCGTCGCCGAAGATCAGCGCAATCTGCCTGGCACTTCCGTTGAAGGTAAAGTCGTGAGCAACGATGAGCTGCGCCACTACATCATGACAGGCGATACCCGCTCACTCACCACGCTGGTGCAGGCTGATGGCGGCTATACCGTTATTCCTGAACTGGACAAAGAGATCATGCGTCAACTTGGTGATGACAGCGTAATGCGCTCCATCGCCACGGTGAAGACCACCAAAACCAACGAATATCAAAAACTGGTATCTGTGGGCGGCGCGACGGTAAATCGCGGTACTGAAGGTGAAGCACGTACCGAGACCAGCACACCGAAGATGGAGCGCGTTGATATCAAACTCAACCCGATCTACGCCTACCCGAAAACCACTCAGGAGATTCTCGACTTCTCCGAGGTGGATATTCTGGGCTGGTTGTCTTCTGAAATCTCCGACACTTTCAGCGCTACCGAAGAAAATGATTTTGTTAACGGCGACGGTACGAAGAAATCTAAAGGCTTCCTGGCTTATCCTCGCGCGGCCACCAGCGATAAAACCCGCCCGTTCGGTACGCTGGAAAAAATGGTTGCTGCTGCTGTTACCTCTGATGGCCTGATCGACCTGCTGTACAAGCTGAAAGCCAAATACCGCAAAAACGCCGTGTGGGTGATGAACTCCAATACCGCTGCCACGCTTCAGAAGCTGAAAAACGGTAACGGGGATTACATCTGGCGTGATCGTCTGGTTGCCGATTCTCCCGATACCCTGCTGGGCCGTCCGGTTCAGTACCTTGAAACCATGCCTGATGCTGATGCCGGAGAAGCGTTCCTCGCGGTTGGCGACTTCAAGCGCGGTTACTTCATCGTGGATCACACTACTGGTGTGCGTACCCGCCCTGACAACATCACCGAGCCGGGCTTCTATAAGGTTCACACCGATAAATATCTGGGCGGCGGCGTGGTGGACTCCAACGCGATCAAGATTCTGGAGCTTGCTGGTTCCTGATTCGACGTGTGAGGGGCTTCGGCCCCTTTATGCCCTCTGTGGAGTCCAATAATGAAAACAATAGATTTTGAAATCCGCACCTCTGAACTGACCGCTACTGATAAGAAGCTGGTGGGCTATGCCGTGCGCTGGAACAGTCTGTCAGAAATCATCTGGGATGAATTCAGGGAACAGTTCGCGCCGGGAGCGTTTAAAGACAGCCTGGCATCCGGTAGCGATGTGCGGGCGCTGTATGAGCATAACTATACCCAACTGCTGGGGCGTACCAAATCCGGGACTCTGGTTCTGTCAGAAGATGATACCGGGCTGCGCTTCGAACTAAGCCCACCGAATACCCAGCTTGGCAACGATGTACTGGAGCTGGTGGAGCGCGGCGATATCTCCGGCATGAGCTTCGGTTTTCGTGCGCTGAAAGAGTCCTGGGATATTACTCCTACACCGTATATTCGCACTGTTACCGCCGCTGAGTTGCGGGAAATCACGGTAACTTCCATGCCCGCATATCCTGAATCCGGCGTTGAAATTGCGCATCGTTCTCTTTTTGCGCAACATCCAGAATTGCGCCGTGCTGGTGATAATCGTCGGCGTTGGGCTGACTTAGCGGGGCTGTGATATGTGGAATATCTGGCCTTTTAGCCGCAAGTCTGACCAATCCGAACAGCGCAGTATGACCATTGATGAGTTTCTGGCGATGGCAGGGATTCCAAATACCGGATCAGGCGAATATGTGTCTGCGGGTACTGCGGAATCTCTGCCGGCGGTGATGAACGCCGTGTCAGTTATTAGTGAGGCTGTGGCAACCATGCCCTGCTACCTGTATCGGGTTCGTAATGATAACGGGCGTGAGGCGCGGGAATGGCTGAGTAATCACCCGGTAGATTTTCTGCTGAATGAGCAGCCGAATATTTGCCAGACGCCTTACCAGTTCAAGCGCACGATGATGCGCCACTGTCTGCTGAACGGTAACGCCTATGCGGTGATCCAGTGGGGCCGCGACGGCCAGCCACAATCCCTGCATCCGTATGCGCCGGGGGCGGTTGTTCCTGAGCGTATCGGCGAGCATAAGTACAAATACACCATCACTGAGCCGTTTACCGGGGCTGTACGTACCTATTTGCAGGAAGAGATTCTGCACCTGCGTTATTCCACCGATGACGGTTTTCTGGGGCGCTCGCCGATCACCATTTGCCGGGAGGCGCTGGGGTTAGGTCTGGCCCAACAGCGCCACGGTGCCAGCATTATGAAAGATGGCATGATGGCGGCGGGCGTCATTACGGCTAAAGAATGGCTGGATAGCGTTAAAGGGAAAATTGCACTTGAGGCGCTGGAGCGCTACAAAGGTGCAAGGAATGCCGGGAAAACGCCGATCCTTGAAGGGGGGATGGACTACAAACAGCTTGGCATGAGCAATCAGGATGCCGAGTGGCTGGCCTCCCGCCGTTTCACCATTGAAGATATTGCCCGCATGTTCAACGTGTCGCCCATCTTCCTGCAGGAATACAGCAACAGCACCTACAGCAACTTCAGCGAGGCAAGCCGCGCTTTTCTCACCATGACTATGCGCCCGTGGCTGGCGAACTTCGAGCAGCAGATTAAATCCGCGCTGCTGGTGGCTTCTCCTGTGCCGGGTATTCGCTATCAGGTGGAGTTTGATTCTGCTGACCTTCTCCGCGCTACTCCTACCGAACGCTACGCAACCTATGAGCGCGGCATCAAGAACGGGATTATGAACCCGAATGAGGCCCGCGAACGCGAGGGGATGCCTCCGCGTGAAGGTGGTGATGAGTTCAGCCAGGCATGGAAGCAGGAAGTTAAGGTGAGTAAGGGCAATAAGGACGGTGACGAATGAGAGCAGGAAAGATGAAACGCCGCGTCACTATTCAGCAGTTCGTCAGTCACCAGGACCCGAACACGGGTTCTGTCACTAAAGAATGGCGCGATGTTGTCACCGTTTGGGGAGAGATAGACAGCGTAAGCGGGCGGGAGCTTGTAGCCGCCCAGGCTGAACAGTCAGAGATGACGGTCAGAATCTGGATTCGCTATCGCAAAGGCGTTACCACCAAAAACAGACTGACCTGCACTGAAAAAGGAATGCCTGTAACCATCTACGACATCAAAGCTGTTCTGCCTGATGCCGATCGTACCCGCCTTGAAATTATGTGCACCGGAGGGCTGACCAGTGGCTGAAACCATAGAACTTGCTGAAGCAAAACTTCACTGCCGTATTGATGGCGATGATGAAGATTTGCTCATTCAGGCTTACATAGATGCGGCTCTGGAGGTCTGCCAGAAACATATCGGCAAGCGGTTTGATAGTGGGCTGGAACTTACCCCGGCTATCAAAATCGGTTGTCTGATGTACGTCTCTCAGTTGTACGAGTACCGCACGATGATTAGCGATGTGGAGGCGAAAGAGGTTCCTCTTGCTGTCTCCGCGCTGTGGTCTGTCTATCGTGATGTGGGGGTGTACTGATGCCGTGGCAACCCTTACGCCGTTGCACTGAGCCGGGATGCAACAAGCGTGTGAAGTCTGGTAAATGCGATGAGCATAAGCGGGAAGTGTGGCGGGCGCAGGATGCCAGACGCGGCCACCGTCGCGCCCGTGGTTACTCTGCTGCATGGGAAAAGTACCGCGCTCAGTACCTTAAGCGCTATCCGCTGTGCGTTGATTGCCAGAAGCTGGGCCTCTACGTTCCTGCAAAGATTGTCGATCACATCATCCCTATCGACGGCGGCGATGATGTTCTGTTCTGGCCTGAGTGGAATCACCAGCCGTTATGCCAGACGCATCATAACCAGAAGACCACACAGCAAGACCCTATCACCAAAGCCAACCGCAAAGCGGGGATGTACCACGAGCAGGAAGAGCGGGCAGCACAGCGCAATAACTGGATGTATGAGGTTGATCATGAATGAGAAAGACGTGGTGAATCTGTATCAGTCGCTGGCCCGATGCCGTGATGGCTTCATGCAGACCCGCACCAGACGCGATGAGCGCCAGCCTGTGCAGCGCATGAGTGAGCGTGACCGGGAGTTGCGGGAATGCTTCCGCAACCGCTGACAGGCCGCACCGATGGGGTGGGGGAGGTTTTCAGGACGAACACGAGGGCGCCAGGCACCACCCGCCCCCTCAAATTTTTTCGCACGGTGATTTTTTTGAAAATAAAACGAAAAGGAAAACAGTAAGTTATGGCAAGACCACCCAAACCGCCCGCTTACCTTGATGAAATCGCGGCGCAGCAGTGGAAAGCAAAGGCGAAGCAACTGGCTGAACGCGGTGATCTGACGCCTGCCGACTGGAATAACCTTGAGCTTTATTGCGTCAACTACTCGATGTACCGCAAAGCCGTGGAAGACCTTGCCTCGCGGGGATTCAGCATTGTGAACAGCCAGGGCGGCGAGAGCCGAAATCCGGCGCTGAGTGCAAAGGCCGATGCTGAAAAAATCATGATTAAAATGTCGTCGCTGCTGGGCTTTGATCCGGTAAGCCGCCGCCGTAACCCGGTAGAAACGGAAGAGGAAGACGAGCTTGACCGTCTGGAATGAGTACGCAAATGCGATAAAAACGGGCGAAATTCTGGCCTGTAAGCGGGTGAAACAGGCCGTCGAAAGGTACTTTTCAGACCTGAATGACCCCCGTTACGTGTTCGATACAGCGACCGTAGAGCGGTTTATTGCGTTCTCCCGGCTTTGTCCTCACGTCAAAGGGTCGTTGCGCGGTCAGCCTATCATGCTGGAGCCGTGGCAGCAGTTCGCCTTTGCTAACCTGCTGGGCTTTAAGGTCAGTGCTACGGGGCGCAGGAAGTACAGCAGCGCCTTTATCGAGGTGCCGCGTAAGAATGCCAAATCCACCGTAGCTGCAATGCTGGCTAACTGGTTTCTGGTGATGGAGCAGGGCCAGCAGGACATCTACACGGCGGCGGTGAGCCGGGATCAGGCCCGTATAGTGTTCGACGATGCCCGTCAGATGTGCCTGCTGTCAAAACCGCTGAAAAAACGCGTGAATATTCAGGCCCATAAAATGATTTTCCCGAAGAATAACAGCCTGTTAAAGCCTCTGGCAGCGAAAGCGGCCACCATCGAGGGGACTAATCCCAGCCTGGCTATTGTCGATGAGTACCACCTTCACCCGGATAACGGGGTTTACTCCGCGCTTGAGTTGGGTATGGGGGCACGTCCTGAAGCTGTTTTATTCGCCATCACCACCGCCGGGAGTAACGTTGTTTCCGCCTGCAAGCAGCATTACGACTACTGCTGTCAGATTCTGGCCGGGGAAGAGAGCAACGATTCTCTGTTTGTTCTGATTTACGAGCTGGACGATGAAAGCGAGGTTGATCAGCCTGAAATGTGGATCAAGGCTAACCCGAATCTGGATATCTCCGTTGATGCGGCAAAACTGGAGGCCACTATTCAGAAGGCGCGGGGCATCCCGTCGCAATGGGTGGAGATGCTGACCAAACGTTTCAATATCTGGTGTCAGGGTTCCACACCGTGGATGGGTGCAGGGGCCTGGGACGCCTGCAAACTCGACTACGAAGAAAGCGAGCTGGCCGGAATGGAATGTTATGCAGGTCTGGACTTGTCCTCAACCAGCGATATCACCAGTGTAAATTACGCTTTCCCGTTCGACAGGGAGATTAGGTTACTTACAAGGCATTATCTGCCGGAAGCGACACTTAATAATGTCTCCAACAAAAACCGCGCCATTTACCGCCAGTGGGTGAAAGCGGGCTGGATTCGTACCACTCCCGGCGACTGCATCGACTATGACCGCATCCGCGACGATATTCTGCGCGATGCCGAAACATTCAATATCCGTCTGGTGGGTTTCGATACATGGAACGCCACGCATCTGCGTACCCAACTACAAGGGGCGGGCCTTGACGTAGAGCCGTTCCAGCAAACCTATCTCAAATTCAGCCCGGTAGCGAAATCGTTTGAGGTGTTCGTTAATCGCAAGGTTGTGCGCCATCGCGGTGATCCGGTGTTGGCCTGGGCGATTGGTAACGTGGTGATGGAATCCGACGCCAACGCCAATATCAAGCCCAACAAGAAGAAATCCTCTAACAAGATTGATCCGGCAGTGGCTGCGTTGATGGCGTTCGGCACATTCCAGGCTGAGCATGAGGATTTTGCATTTGATATGAGCGAAAGCCACAAAGATCGCCTCAGTCATTTTGACGGGGTGTAAGGAGAAAGATTATGGCAGGTAAATCATTAGGCACTCTCACCATTGACCTGATCGCCAGAACCGGCGGTTTTGTTCAGGGTATGGATAAAGCCGAACGTTCGTCACAAAAATGGCGGGATAACGTTAAAAAAGATGCTGCGGCCGTAGGTGCATCGCTTGCCGCAGTCGGCACTGCAGCTGCAGCGGCTGCTATCGGTGTCGGTGCTGCTGGTATTTCGTTGGTAAAAAATACCTCAGAGCAGATCACCGCGACTGATCGCTGGGCTAAGTCGCTCAAAATGTCCACTCAGGACCTTCTGTCATGGCAGTTTGCTGCTGAGAAAGCCGGATTAACCGGGGATAATATTGCTGACATCTTCAAGGATATTAACGATAAAGTCGGCGATGCGGTTCTGAATAAGTCAGGTGAAGCGGCTCAGGCGCTGGATACTCTCGGGCTTTCAGCTCAGAAGCTGGCCGAGCAATCTCCTGATAAGCAGTTACTGGCTATCAGCTCGGCATTGCAAAAAATCCCCTCTCAGGCCGGGAAAACTAATATCCTCGAAAGCCTGGGAAACGACCTGTCAAAAATGCTGCCGTTGTTCGACAACAATAACGAGAAGCTGAAGCAATTTATCCAGCTTTCAAAAGATTTTGGCGTTGCGCCGCCCCAGGAAGATATTGATAATCTAGTAAAGGTTAATCAGTTTTTCCAGGATATTGAGAGCAGTGCACAGGGGTTAAAGATCGAGATTGCCAGTGGCCTGGCTAAAGTAGACCTCTCACCGATTCAGGATGGACTTGATGATATCCGGGATGTGTTTACCGATCCTGCTGTTCTGTCAGGTCTGGCAAAGCTGGTCGGAGGGATGGCGGAACTTGTTGGTTGGATGGGTAAGCTAAGTTCTGAATCTGCTAATTTTCTCAGCCATATATTTGAAGTGCCTGACAGGTTTAAGGCGGGTGGCTGGTACGAGTTTGAAAAAAATCAGAGATTAGGAGCAATAGCAGATACGCTTCAATCAGATTTAGGGGTAATAACTAAACCATCTTCAAACCCTGAGTTGCCAATAAATAATAACCTGCTCCCCGGGCAGAGCAATCAGAAACAAACTCAAAAGCCTGATGCTGAGGCAAAAAAACTTGAAAGTGCCTATAAAGCCGTAGAACAGTCATATTTAAAGCAAATTGCGCTGGTGGATCAGCTAACCGGGAAAACCAAAGACGCCACTGAAGTAGAAAAACTACATTTCGATTTAGTGTCTGGTCGTCTGGTTGGGATAAATAAAGAACAGCAAATCAGGCTTGAGGGCTTGGCCTCAGAAGTTGATAAATATAACGCGTTGTCAAAATTTCGAGATTTGCAGGATGAGTTATTAACTCCAGAAGAAAAATTACTTAAAACGACGAAAGAGCGTTTTGAAGTATTAAAAAATATTCAAGGTATTACGGGTATCAGCCCTGAAGAATATAAAAAAGCCGCCAAGGCCATATCGAAAGCGTCATTTTCCGACGCGCCTAAATTTAGTGGTCTTGATCCGATGTTTGGCGGTGAGTCTGGAGAGTTGAAAAAAGTTGATGACGCACAGAAAGAGCAGGAAAAATGGTATCAGAACCAGCTCGATTTGCTGGAACAGAACCGCCAGGCACGTTCTGATCTTAATGAGGAGTGGGACGCCAGAGAGCTGGAGCTGAAGAAAAAACACCAGGATGAAATGAATAATCTTGATGCCGCACGTAATCAGCTAATGCTGAGTAGTGTCGTCGATGGTCTGGGGTCGATGGTTGATTTGACCCGTACAGCTTTTGGTGAGCAATCAGGAGTATACAAAGCGGCGTTTGCTGTACAGAAAGCAGCGGCTATTGCTCAGTCAGTTATCGCAATCCAGCAGGGGATCGCGATGGCCGCTGCAAACCCTTTCCCGTACAACCTTGCAGCGATGGCCAGCGTAGCCGCTTCTACAGCCGGTATTGTGTCGAACATTGCGGCCGTGGGTATGGCTCACGATGGTATTGATGCTGTTCCAGAAACCGGAACATGGCTTCTCCAGAAGGGCGAACGCGTAGTCACGGCGAATACCAGCGCGAAACTGGATGCGACCCTTAACCGTGTCGCCCAGCAATCCACTTCTGGTAATCAGATTTCCCAGGAATTTAATTTTAACGTTAATGGCGATCCTTCTGATGCTCAGATAGCCATGATGAAGAAAGCGGCCGCTGACGGTGCCAAGATGGGGTATCAAAAGGCGGTCAATTCAGTAATTACTGGTCAGGGTGATTTGCACAAGGCTCTGATGACGAAAACTAATTCAGGCAGAAAAATAGGGTGATGAAGATGACAGAACTTGAAAGTTTATTTTACGAGATGATGCCGGGCCATATTGCTCATGCGATGAAAATTGAAGGGGCAAAAATTCTGGCAGAAAGTACGCAGAAAGAGGCAGAGCGCCAGTCAACGCTAACCGGTCTGTCTCCTGAGCTTATCATTCAGACTGCGATTCAGGCGATCTCTATGCAGATGAAAAACTGGCAAGTAGTCCACTGACAACGCCAGCTTACAGGCCGAGGTGCAGCATGTTAAAAAAAGAAACTTTGGAGTCTGCCATTATCAGTGCAGCAAAATTGCAGGGGCATGAGCTTAACGGCCAGGACAAACTGCTGATCCGTACCAGCGTTTCGGCTTGTCTGGCTGCGAAGAAACGGCACCGCCAGCGGATGAATACTGGCGCTTTTGAGTGGAAAAAGCCTAGCGCACCACGTCGATAACGCTCGTTATCGTTTATTGTAGTTCACCCTTCCGTGTAGTCAGTGGTGTAGTCATTTCAATAAAAAAGGCGCTTCCCCATGCCGAAGAGCGCCTTTTTAATCAACAGGTTAACTGATTAGTATCAGTTCATGCCGTATTTTTTCAGTTTTTTACGCAGCGTACCGCGGTTGATGCCCATCATCAGAGCAGCGCGGGTCTGGTTACCACGGGTGTATTGCATCACCATGTCCAACAGGGGCTGTTCAACTTCAGCCAGTACCAGCTCATACAGGTCATTCACATCCTGACCGTTCAGTTGAGCAAAATAGTTCTTCAGTGCCTGTTTAACCGAGTCACGCAGGGGCTTTTGAGTTACCTGATCCTGAGAGTTAACGGTAGAAACGGTCAGTACGTCAGAATTTACGCGTTGTTCGAACAT